TCTGTAAACGCAAATGTTACAGGATTCTACGGAACAGGCGCTCCGATCACAGGTATTGATACAATGGAAAAAGCACAAAAGGCTGTTCTTGCAGTTATCAATGCTCTTCCTGCTGCTGTGAAAGGCAAGGCTGATGTTCGCATTTTCTGTGGATGGGATGTTTACACTCTTCTTATTCAGAAATATGTTGATCTGAATTTGTTTCATTACAATCCGGGTTCTACAAATAATGCTGCTGATTCTGAGTTCTTGGTTCCTGGTACATCTTACAAAGTTATCCCTGTACATGGATTGACTGGTACTAACGATATCTACGCAATGAGAATGTCAAATATTTTCTTAGGTGTCGATTTGATTTCAGAAGAGGATCAGTTTGAGCTGTGGTACTCTCAAGATGATCGTAACGTGAAGTTCTCGGCCAATCTGAAAATAGGCGTACAACTGGCCTTTCCAGACGAGGTAACTAAGTTTGAAGCCTAATTAATTAATAACTAAGGGAGGGGAAAGCTCCTCCCTTTTTAAAACAAATATACCATGCCTTGTGCTTTGACAACCGGATATAGCCTCGACTGTAAAGATTCTGCGGGCGGGATAACCGAAGTTTATTTTATTGAAAAAGGGAATGTTTCATCTATTGCCGCAAATGCTTCCGGTGTGGTTACAGGAATCACAAAGGCAAGTGGTAAGCGTTTTTGGAAATACGAACTTCCGAAAGAAACAGGAAACTTTACACACAACCCACAGGTTTCAACTGAAAACGGAACTTTGTTTTTTGAGCAAAACTTGACTATTGTAGTTAACAAACTTTCAGCGTCTGTTAATACTGAATTGAAATTGTTAGCTCAAAACATTCTGATCGCTGTAGTGAAGGATAACAATAATAAGTTTTGGATGTTAGGAAAAGAAAGAGGTTTAGACATGGCAGCATCTGAAAGCGGAAGCGGAACAGCGTTCGGAGATCGTTCAGGATACACTTTGAACTTTATGGGTAAAGAGCCTGATCTTCTTTATGAAGTAAATAGTTCTGTAGCTGCGGCACTCGAAACAGCCGGATAATATTAACCCTAAAAAATAGCAAAAGCGCTCGCTCGATTTCGGGCGGGCGTTTGTTGTTTTGTAGTATTTATAAATTGAAATGATAAAGCTCACAAAGGGAAATACGGAAACTCTTATTTTGACATTGAAAGAAAAACAGACTATCTTAGATGCAAATTTTCTTTTCGTGTTTCAAAGCCGCACCACAAATGACAAAGTAAAGTTTGTGATTGTCAATAGTGCCGATCAGAGTTTATATCAAGATCGATACAATCAGTTTTCCTTAGTGGTGAATACCTACTTTGCGACTAAAGAAGAAGGGTGGTTTACTTATAAAGTATATGAACAGGCAAGCCCCTCGAATACGAATGAGGCAAATGCCGGGGCGGTTGTGGAAACGGGCTTAATGTTTTTATCTGATGGTCAGGATGTGAACACAACAAAATATAACAATCCAACAAGTTACAAAGTATATGATGCAGAATAGAGTATCTTTTATAAAGTTTGCCGATGTGAAAGTACCGGTAATGAAGGAAATGCCAAACAAGGGATGGGTAATGTTTGGGGAAGATAATAAGTTCCCAAATATGCTTTTAACGATGTTTAATAAAAGCAGCAAGCATAATGGGATCGTTTTGGGAAAGGTTAATTATATAGTCGGTAAAGGGTTTGACGTTGTAGCTCCTGCGAATCCTTATGAGAATTGTAATGAGATACTTAAAAAACTTTGTTTAGATATTGAGGTTTTCGGGGGCTGCTATGTTGAGGTACAATATAACGAACTGGGAAAGATAGGCGCTTATTATCATATACCATACCATAAGGTACGAAGCAGCAAAGACAATACGCAGTTTTTTGTTAAGGATTGGGAAAGCTACAAAAAGAATGATGAACCAAAGGTTTTTCTGGCTTACAATCCTAATCAAGATGTGCAAATGCTCCGTAATCAAACGCAAATACTTTACTACAAAGAATACCGGCCGGGGGTTGAGACTTACAGCTATCCCGGTTACATGGGTGCTTTGAATGCCATACAGACGGATATTGAAATAAGCAAGTACCATTTATCGACTATTACAAACGGTATGTTCGCTTCAAAAATGATCAGCTTTTTTGAGGGGATCCCTACAGAAGAAGAGAAACGGGAGATAGAAAAAGGGTTCAAAAATAAATTTACCGGTAGTGAAAACGCTGGTAATATTGTTTTGAATTTCGGTAAAGATCCTGCGAAAGCTCCGAAATTGGAAGATTTAAGCAGCACAGAATTAGACAAACACTTTGACATACTTTCAAAAAGCATACAACAGGAATTATTTGCCGGGCATCAAATTGTATCACCGATGTTATTCGGCATTCGTGTGGAAGGGCAATTAGGGGGACGTAGTGAGATTAGAGAGGCTTACGAGATATTCAAGGCTACATACGCAAACGATAAGCAGCAAAGTCTTGAACTGCTATTTAAAGAGATTACAGGCATAGAGAAGAAGATCGTTCCTGTTGAGCCGATAGGGATCGAATTTAGCGAACAAACATTACTACAGATTGCACCTAAAAAATGGCTACTTGAAAAAGTAGGCATCGATCCGAATCAGTACCCTGAAATATTGAATACCGAACCCCCGGCAAATATATCTCAAAACACGACTGTAAATGAGAACCTGAAAAACTTAAGCGGACGTCAATGGCAAAGCCTTACACGTATTATACGCAAATTTGAGAAAGGGGAGATCAGTCAGGATCAGGCGAAGCTACTTTTAAAGAGTAGTTTGGGTCTAAATGATGAAGAGGTGAATACGATGCTTTCCATTGATAACGAAGCAATGCAGTTTAGTTCGCAGGAGGAGCAGGAGCTTTTGTTGTCGGAGTTTGCAGCATGTGGTGTAAATAAAGATCATTATTTAATAGTGAATAGAAAGAAGTTCATTTTTGCAGATGAACAGTTGCAATTCCTTTCGCAAATTGAGTTAAATGTTTTAGATCTTATTAAGAAGGATAAACTGATAAAACCTGAAACTATTGCGGACGTTTTGGATATTGACTTAACAGCCGTTTTATCGATATTGGATAAATTGGAAGAGGAAGGCAAAATACAAAGAAAGCCTAAAAAGATAGGTGAAGATATTGCAAGCCAAACAATAATACTGCTTCCTATTTCGGAGCAGATCATTCAAGATCAAAAGGAAAAGATTAAAGATGCAAAGCAAGCGCAGCCGGATGTGAAGCCTGTTATTCCTAAGCTCAAACCGGATACGCTTAATTTTAAGATCCTATATGATTACGTGTTGAAGCCAACGGCAGGCGGTGAAGATGTTATCCCCACAACCCGTGACTTTTGCCGCCGTCTCATAGCTATGAATAAATTATGGTCACGTAGTGAAATTGAAACTATGAGCCGGAGGATGGGTTATAGCGTATTTGATAGGGGCGGCGGCTGGTGGGGGAAGTCTAAGTCTTGCCGGCACGAATGGGAATCAGTTATTGTAATGCAAAAAAAATAATAAATGAGAGATATTCTTTTTATAAGTCCTGAAAATATTTATGAACGCTCACCTGTTCATAAAAATATAGATAGTAAAATGATCGTTTCCGAAATAAAGACCGTTCAGGAAATGCAGTTGCTTCCTGTTTTAGGGACGGCTCTTTATGAAAGGTTGCAGGATGGAATCGACAATAGTAACCTTACAGCGGACGAAGAAACATTGCTAAAAGACTACATTCGGGACGCAATGATTCACTACACTATTTCAGAGCTTGCCGATGGTTTGTCGTATCAGATATGGAATAAAGGACTTACGAGAAAGACAACCGAAAACAGCGAAGCGGTGAGCGCATCGGAGATTGACGATTATAAAGCAAAGTATAAGAATCGTGCTGAATGGTATTTAGAAAGACTGATTAATTATCTTATAGAAGAAGCTGGCACGGGGTCTAAGTTTCAGGAATATATTAACCCGGGCAGCCGTGTTGACACTTTCATTCCAAAGCGGTCGGCTTATGAAATAGGTATTTATTTGGGAAAAACAGCGATGCCAAAAGAGGACGTGCCTAAGTGGTATCGCTATGAATTTTTAAGCTGTTGCCAATGAGTTACACAAAGAAAACACAAAAGCTATTAAAAGCATATTTAAAAAAGCATGAGTCTAACGCTCAATCAAATAATAAAAAAGCTGGTAACGATCGCAGCCGCTCACAAACAAGTGAGAACGGCAAGGCACGTAAAGGCTGAGGACTTTGTAGTCTTTGATTATAAAGATCAGGAATACCCTGCCGTTTGGTACACTTTGAATACAAGTGCGGTAAACGGTAAGGAAAAGACTTACAGTATCGTTGTAACTATTGCCGACCTTCACCATGTAGAAAACATGGATGAACTCGAAATGCAAAGCGACTGCGAACAGATAGGCCATGATCTTTTAGCTCAGATTAGCTGGGATAAGCATGAGTGGACGTTAATAAAGACAAATACTTTTGAGTATTTCAGGCAGGGGCAGGAGGATGTGCTGGCAGGGGTTACATTTCAAATAGATGTAAAGCTTCCGATTCTTTACGATAATTGCCAGGTTCCAACGAATTACGAACTGCCAAACGGGAATTTCGTATATATAAATACAAATAGATTTATGACAGTTGCGGATTTTATAGTTGGTAGCGGTCAACCGATGGTGCAGGGGGATACTGATTATCAAAATAATCAATTAACGATAGCTCCTTTTGTATTTATAGATGGAATATTGCAGACTTATGTAGTGCGATCTGATCGTAGGTATATTTCACACAATGCAACAACAAGAACAATAACAATAAACGGAGGCGTAAATGAAGGCGAAAATATTAGGATTCTTTTGTAGTTTAATTCTTTTATCTGCATCGGTAAAAGGGCAAACGATAGACGGTGTTTTATATACCAATTTCAATAACTATTACAAATGGCGTGGCGGTGCTTTTGACTCTACTTTACTCATTCCTAATATTCCTGCTTCGATTGGCCGCAGGCCGGGAGCGGTTTATTACAAGTCGGCAGATAGTTCGATTTATTCGTGGACTGGTTCGCAATGGAGGAAAGTGGGTGAGTCGGCTGCAAGCGATACGGCAACAGTTGTCAAAGCGTATGTAACCAATGCCGAGGCGGTTACGATTACAAAAGGTCAAGTGGTTTATATCTTTGGTGCAAGCGGCGACAGGGCAAGTGTTAAGCTTGCAAAGAATACAAGCGACACATTCAGCTCAAAGACTTTGGGAATAGTTAGGGCGGATATTGCAGCGGGTGCGGCTGGATGGATTACTACACAGGGGCAGGTTAGCGGGATTAATTTAAGTGCATATAATCCGGGGGATATTCTATGGCTCGATAGCGTGGCGGGTGGGTTTACAGCTACTAAGCCGCAGGCACCGTATCATGCAGTATTTTTAGGTGTTGTGGAAAGGGCAAACGCTGGCAATGGTTTGATATACGTTAAGCCACAAAACGGTGTTGAATTAGATGAGCTTCACGATGTTAGGATTACAAGCCTTGCAAATAATGAAATTATAAGATACAACTCTACTTTAGGATATTGGGAAAATAAGACCGTTGAAAGTATCCTGCAATTTGATACCGTTCCTTTGGCGGTCTTTGGTGCTGGTAGCGGTGCGGCAGGTGATACGTTGGCTTTCAGCACATCCGCGCTTTACGGTAGCTTTTACAATGCAGGAAGCGATACTTTGATTATTACGCAAATGAGAGCAGGCGTGTTAGGTACTTCGCCATCTATTACTACAGAGGTTTATTGGAACGATAGTTTAAATATTACCGCAGGTGCTACTATTTTGGTGAGTGGGGGCACATCGGTAACGGGTACGATAGGTGAGACAAATGTAACATCATTCACCAATAATAAGATTCCGCCAAATGTATGGGTATTTGTTCGTACATCAGCGGTTGCAACAAAGCCCACTTATTTTACTTTGACCTTATTAGGGTATAAAAAGAGAATATGAGATTTATTTTTGTAATATTACTTTTCTGTTGCTTAGGTGCGGATGCGCAAATGATTATAAAGGCGCATCCTAATTATGTGCCGTTTGCATCTGCAAATCTTTTATTAGATCAGTATTCAGGTGCGGCGGCGGCTTATTCTTTGCGTAAACTTAGAACGGCATATACAGGCAGCGCAATAAGGGTAAGGCGGTCAAATGATAATAGTGAGCAGGATATTGGGTTTACTTCATCGGGTGACCTCGACACAGGTGCGCTCAAGACGTTCGTAGGTGCAAATAGTGGGTTTGTGGTCACATGGTACGATCAATCTACAAATGCAAGAAACGCAACGCAAACAACGGCAGCTAATCAGCCGAGAATAATAAATGCAGGAACGGTTGAAAGAATTGCAGGTGAGCCGTCTATATTTTTTGATGGTACTAATGATAATTTAAGAGCAGATGCTGTTAGTAGCGATTTTAATGGTGAAGATAAATCATTTTCAAATTTTGTAATATCAAATAAAACAAATACAAATACCGTAGGAGTTGTTTCATCATTTGGTAGAAGCACAAACGATAATCCAATAATAGGATTTAGATATAATAGTTCAGCTTTATTTGAATTTCAAATAAGAGATAATGGAGGCGTTAATATAATACGTAATTCAAATATAAGTTATACAGCAAATACAAATTATTTATATACAACTCTTACAAATGGAGCAACTGTAAATTTATTTATAAATTCAGTAAATAGATCGCCAGCTGTAAATACCACAAATGTAGGGACATTAACTTTAAATACTTATGCTATCGGTGCATTAGCAAGAACAACTGTCGCAGGTTTTTATGGAGGTTACGTTTCAGAAAATATCATTTATGCATTAGATCAAACTTCTAACCGCACGGGAATAGAAACAAACATAAATAACTATTATGGGATATATTAAAGTTTTACCACAAGCAGGATTAACAAGTGAACAGAGGGCGGAAGCTATTAGCTATGAACTATGGGCAATTAGCAGACCGCCTGAAATTAGAAACCCGAATGATATAACGGCTTATATGTTTGGATGGGTGAAGCATCCTACTCAAGACCCTGCATATACAGATGTGGTTAATACGGCTTTGGATGTGGAGCTGGATTATAGCATTATTGTGCATCCTGAAAACAATCTGACTAATCTGATTGCTTTGTTTCCTGAGTTATCGCAACAGGAAAAGGATGGACTGGCAGCGTTTATTGAATCACAGCAAAGCTTTCCGTTTCAGTATATTATACCACAGGGAACAACGGTATTTACTTATGATCAAATGAAAGACGCAGGTTGGTTTCCTGAAAATGAAGAACTATGAGAGGGTTTATATTACTTATAATCGCTTTGCTTTTATCGGTTGTTTTGCTTCCGGTTGGCTTTATTTTTCAAATAATTGTGACATTATTCAAGGGAATAAACACTTACCTTTTCACAATCGCTAAGTCAATCGACCAACTCGGCAATGTAGTTTGCGCGGATCTGTTTAATTACACAATGATTAAAAAGAACGGTTACAAGTTCGGCAATGAAGACGTGACAATCAGTCACGTTTTGGGAATGAATAAAAAAATTAATAACTTGACATTTACAGGCAAAGCATTATCTTGGCTGCTAAATGCAATAGATAAAAATCACGTAGAAAAAGCAATAGAATATGGCAAAGATTGAACTTGGTATAGTGTGGCTGCTTAGCTTAGTTACAATAGTAACGCAAAGCGATATTATGTTTGTGGGGTCGGTAATTGCATCAGTAACGGTTACACTTCGCAACCTTCCCGGCGCTTGGAAAGTAATAAAATCAATAACAAGTAAAAAGAAGTAAAATGCCAGAATGGTTAAGACGGTTGACAAAATCAGATATCAGAAACAGCATCGCAATAATTATTGTGGTGGGATGTTTTATTCTTATGTATTTATTACAGGTGAAACCAATACCCGAACAAAATCATGATCTGGTACTTACT